CCAGAACGCGCGAAAGAAGTGTTGAATGATATGTTTCAAAAGTATGCAGCAGGAGAAAAAGCGTATATCATGCCGGAGGCGTAACCAGTGAACGATAAAGAAGAATTAAAGCAGATATATGACATCTTCACGGACTGCTGGAGGTTATACAAAAAGCTGTATCCTCCGGGCAGACCTGAAGACGATGTATACTGGCAGGGAGTGGTGAAAGAGATAGAAGTATTACGGAAGAATCATCATCATTCCCGGTTGTGTGAGGACCTTCTTTTAGCAGTAGCAAAAGATCTGGAAAACAAAGCCAAAAGAAATAATCCGGTTGCCAGTATAAAAAAGTAATAATATGGGATTATTGCCATTAAAGATCATATCACGATATGGAAAATGGCGCAAACTGTGGTAAACATGTACCACAACTGTGGTCAGGTTTGATGGTAAAATATATATAACAGGTAATATTTCATTGTTGCGGAGGTGGTTTTGGTGGTAGTTATTGGTCTTTTGTTATTTGTGATTGTGTGTGAGCTGGCAGCGATTTATGACAGACAGAATGGAGGTAAGTGACATGGGAAGAAAGAAACAGATTTCAGATCAGAGACGTTTATACACGGAAAGAATGAGGTTGCAGAAGGGGGTATTTAGTTCTCTGGCTAATGCGGCTGGACATATCGGAGAGCTTTATGCGGATTTCGTTCAAAGTGATGAGGTACGTAATTCCATGAAAGCTACAGCGGATAAAGCAATTGAATGCATGGATAATATCAAAGAACTTAATGAGCTGGAAGAACAGCTGAAAGCAGAAGAGCAGGAAAGCGAGGATGAGGATTAATGGAGAAAGTAGTAGTTCAGACCGGTGCGAAGACATACCAGATTACTGATCAAGACGGAAATGATCTGGGCGTGTTCAGATTTATTCCTTCAGATGCAGGTATTTTAAAGAGGTATAAAGAGGCAGCAGCGTTTTTTACTGGAATCAATGACAAAATCAAGGACAAAGACTTCGAGGAAATTCTTCCAGATCTGGAAAAGGAAGCCGGGGAGAAGATTGATCTGTTGTTTGGTGCTCCTGTATCAGAGAGCTTCTTCAAGATTACCAGTCCGTTTACAGTCCTGGAAAGCGGAGAGACCTTTGCAGAGCAGATTATCACTGTAATTGGTGGAATCATCGAAAAAGAGCTTGAGGCGAGAGAGAAGGCGCAGCAGGAGCGGGTGAGAAAATATATCGCTAAATATACGAAAGAAGAAAACAAAGCGTAAATACATATAACAGGGCTGTCCTGGTAACGGGATAGTCCTGAATATAGAACGGCATTGGAAATAGAATTCAATGTCTACACCTCAAACAGTTTGGAGGTAGATATAACATGGCAGATGGTTCAATTATCATTGATACCAGGATAGATACCGGCGGTGTGTTGAAAGGAATAAACGCTGTAAAGGCTGGAATGACCAGGATATCCGCGCAGGTATCGAAGATGGGCGATTCAGCAAAAAGTTCTTTCCAGAGGCAGATAACAGCGATAACGGGCCTGTATCAGAACTACGAGAAGCAGGAACGTAAAGTATCAGAGCTAAAATCAAAGCTTGAAGAACTGAGCAAGGTCAGAATCGAGACAGAAGAATATAAAAAGCTCAAAGACGATATAAAAGCTCTGGAAGATGAGTTTGAAAAGGTTGAGACAAAACAGCGTGAATGGCTGGATACGGGATTTTCAATAAATTCTGCGCCGCTTCAGGAACTTGACAAACAGATGGACGATATCTGGGCGGATATTGACAGGCTACAGCGAAAACAAAAAGAGATGCAGACGACCGGAAGGGCCTATGCGGATCCTACATCGACAGATACGTATAAAAGCACAGCTGAGAAGTACAATGTGGAATCGCAGAAGCTGGAGCACATAAATGGAAGGTTGTACTCTTCATACAATAAACTGAAGAATAAGGTTGCGGAATACCGGCAGAAAAATAGCCGACTTGTGCAGGTAATGCAGAATTTGCAGAAAGCTGCTGCCCGTGTAGGTATGGTTGTAAAGAATATGGGTTCAGCATTGAGAAGTGCCGGTTCCTCGATTAAGAGCATGGTCTCAGCGATGAAAAAGGCTGTAGAAAACATGTTCAATCTGAACAAGCAGACGGACCGGTCGAGAATGAGCCTTTCCCGAATGCTGGGAATGTCGTTGCTGTTTTCAGGGGTATTCCGGGCGATAAGCGCTGTCAGTGATGGTGTAAAAAGTGGATTTGAAAATCTGGCACAATATTCTAACAGTACCAATTCAGCAATATCGTCTTTGATATCCAGTATGACGAGGCTGAAAAATTCGTTTGCTACAGCATTTGCACCTGTCCTCACGGTGGTAGCTCCGATCATGTCAAGATTTATTGATATGATATCACGTGCAATTACTTATGTGGGAATGTTTGCAGCAGCATTAACCGGACAGGATACTTTTGTAAAAGCCGTTGGAGTGCAGGAAGATTATGCGGCAGGACTGGAAAAGACTTCAAAAAATACAAACCAGGCGGCTAAAAGTACAAAAAAAACCAATAAAGAAACAGAAGGATATCTTTCTACTCTTGATGAGATCCAACGGTATACATCAAATAAAAATGATGATTCGGCAGCAGATGGAAATGGCATAGGAGATACCGGAGGGTATACAGCACCTACACCGGCACAGATGTTTAAGAAGGTTCCTGTTGCTAATTCGATCAAAGGAATTGCGGATAAGATTAAGAAATTAATTAAATCGGAAGACTGGGAAGGCCTTGGGAAATATATTGCCAGTGGAATAAATAAGGGGCTTAAAAAAGTCTATGAAGCAATCAGCTGGAAAAAGGTCGGTCAAAAGATAACAAAATTCTGCGATGCTTTTACCCGAACATTTAACAGCCTGGTTGATAATGTAGACTGGAAATTATTAGGACGGACTGTTGGCGCGGGAATCAATACGATTGTCAATACCTTAAACCTGCTGATAACAGGAATAGACTGGAAAAATCTGGGAAAGAAATTCGCAGAAGGAATTACCGGACTAGTAAAAGAAGTCAACTGGAATAATTTGGGACAACTCATAGCAAACCGGTTCATGATTACCTGGGATATCTTTAATGGAATGGTACATAATCTGCCATTTTTGGAAATCGGAAAAGCGATAGCGGATGGTCTTAATGGGATCTGTTCAAGAATTTCTTTCCGTGAGATAGCTGATACACTGGCAACCGGCCTGAATGGAGCATTTACCACATTGTACAGCTTTACCCGGCGATTTGACTGGACAGGTCTGGTAAATAACATTGCCGGAGGAATTAATATCTTTATTTCAGAGTTCGACTGGAAGAATAATGGGCGCAAACTGGAAGCTTTCCTGAATAGCTTATGCAGTTCACTGGTTGATATGGCAGAAAAAACAGACTGGGAGGCTTTGGGCCAGGGGATTGGTGAAATGCTGGGGCAGATCAACTGGGTGAAGCATCTGAAACAGGTAATAACTGCGATTACCCGGACACTGGGTGGTTTGTTCGATGGTTTGGAGGCAAGCGGAACCGCAGGGAAAATAGCTGCTTTTTTGGGTAAGGCGTTTATCGCGGTAAAGATTGCGGATATAACGGGCATTGGAAGCCTGGTAAAATTCCTTGTTACCACTATTGGAAAGAAGCTGATTACAGAGGAATCAGTACAGGCATTAGCGGGAAATATTTCTAATCTGACCAATGGTGCACTTGCTGGATCTACATCCGGCATTGCTACATTTGCATCTTCTTTGGGCTCTTTAGTTGGGACTGCCGGTGCAATTACACTGGTCACTGCCGGAACGGTTATGCTTACGAAGAAAATTGCTGAGTTAGTAGAAACTGCGCAGGGCGGAAACGGAATTTTAACTCAGACAGGTGGATACTTACATGATTATGCTGGCAAGATGGGCGAAGCTCATGCAATTACAAGCAAACAGGTAGAAGAACTGTGGGCTTTAGTAGAAGCAGATGAGACTGCCGGTAAGTCAAACAGTGAGATGTATGACAGCATGGTTCAGAAATTGGGTGAATATGGCGTATCGGCTGAGAAAGCAACGCAGATCCTTGAGCAATATGGAGCGCAAGCCGGAGTGTCAAGTGCATTTGTTGAAGAAATGACAGGTAAGGTGCAAGCTCTGGGAAAAGGTTTTTCTGAAAGCTCTTCCACAATAGATACATCTTCAATAACTGTGAAAGAATCAATAAAAGGAATCAGAAGTGTACTATATGATCTCAGTGTATCTTCTAGTGAGTATGCAGGAACATACAGAGGTGTTTTAGAAGTATTTAATAATACAAGCGGATCAGCGGCCAATGCGCAGGATGCTTTTAATATTGTCTATAATGCCTTGAAAGAAGCAGGAGTCCCATTGGATGAGCTGAATAAAAAACTGGCACAGGAGTTTCCTTCCGCAGCTCAGGCGACAAAGAGCAGTGTTGCTTCCAGTATTGTTGAGGCTCAGAAGACAGTAAGCAGCTCAACTGGAAAAATGAAAACGGATGCGGAGACTAATCTTGCAGGAGTAAAGAAAGCAGCAGAGGATGCTTCTGGAGGTGTGAATACAACCACAGTGACAAACTGGGGGAATTCGGCATCAGAAGTAAAGAAAAATCTGGATAAAATGAAGCAGACTGCCAATTTAAAGCTTGGTGAGATGCAGAAGACTGTGGAGAGCCATTTTTCAGGTCAGTATAACACAATGACTAAGAAATGGGAAAAGGCTTGCGAGAGAATTGGCCAGTTGATAACTCAGATGGTGCGTAGTACAAAGGATAGTTTAAACGGACTTGCCAGAAATATGAATACGATTGGAAATGAGATGAGTAATAATCTGATTAATGGGATTTCCGGTGCAGTAACAGGAATCGCAGGGATTCTGAATGAAGTAGTTAGTAAGGTTAACAGCACAATCGGCAATGTTAATTCTTCTCTTTCCGGTATTGAGAAGGCATTTACATTTTCTTACGATGTTACAACCCCTGATGGGAAGCGGAGATGGGGTAAATACTCAATGAATTTACCAAGAGTCAATACGGTTCCGTATCTGGCTAAAGGCGCAGTCATCCCACCTCGAAGCGAGTTTCTTGCGGTCTTAGGCGACCAGAAACAGGGTAACAACATCGAGACGCCGGAAGCTCTGCTCAGAAAGATCGTCCGAGAAGAAACAGCAGGAAGACAGACAGGTGGTGGAAGTTACCGTTTTACAGCGCAGATCAATCGCAGGACACTGTTTGATGAGATGATGAAAGAAGCGCAGATGAGACGAGATGTAAGTGGTAGAAACCCGTTTGAGATGGCATAGAATAATTCCCTGTCATGCAGAAAGTGTGGCAGGGGAAATGCAGGGAGGATTCAATGCTTACAAGAGAAGCGACTTATGAAGATTATGGATTTTCAGAAGATGAAGATAAGAGATTGGGTGAATTTTGCAAGAATCTTGAGATGCGGGACAAGATATTGCTGTTGCAGTGTGCAGCGGAGGTGTATCCAAACATTGTTGACGAACTATACTGCTGTATCGTAATTGGAATGAGCTATGACAAGATGAACAAAAAGAAGTTTGTTGCGCTTGATCGTAAAGATTTCTATGCATACCGGAAGAAAACACTGGCTGTGTTCCGGGAGGCATTAAAGGCATGTAATAGATATCCGTTCTAAAGGTTGGAATAGAACCTGTCAAAACCGTCTGTTTTTATGTATTGGAAAATATCATTGATTAGTTAGGGGTGATTACTATGGCAAAAGGTATATCAGCAGAAGCACGTGAGGACATATTAGTACAGGCATTTTTAACGTGTCCAAATATAAGTGAGATATCCAAAAAGACGAAGATTCCCAGACCTACAATTTATACTGTGATTCATTCAGACAGCTTCCAGCGTAAGTATTCTGAGGCAAGAAACGAGGCCGTAACAGGAGCGATTGCATACCTGCAGGGAAAACTTGGAGAATGTGCAGCAGTGTTGGTCAATACGGCTACTGATACGGAAGTGCCGGCACAGATCAGAGTGAACGCGGCTAATGCAGCATTATCACAGTGCTCTCAGTGGACAAAGAATGTAGATATGATTGAACGTCTGGAAGCTATGGAAGAATTGATGTCACGAGTAGAACAGGAGCAGAAATCACAGAAGAGGGGTAAATGATGGATTTATGAATCGGACAAGTCTAATCTGGATAGGAAGGAGTATTAAATGCCGAGAAGAAATAAGCGTGTAACGATAAGGGCTACAAGCGTGCCGGAGCTGCATCAGTGGCTGAGAGCTTGCAAGAGGGAAAATGCCAGAAAGAAATCACAGGGGCATAATGGGACGAAGAAACAGACAAAGGATTGGCATATTTAAAGGTGGTGGTGGATTATGGGAAGTCCGTTGATTAAAAGGCTTGATGCTTTATACCAAAGAGCTCAGATGGTAATGGCAGTTCAGGCAGATCATGCTCCGTTTGTGTCCATAGCTCCATGGAGTTTTATAAAAGATGAATGTATCGTGAAATATTATCCAGAGGGACATTATCAGAAACCAGAGCAGATAACAACTACACTTCATGATGCATTAATGATAGCTCAATATTATTACGAATGTGGGTTGTATGTTCAATTTACAATGAGCCTGTGTATAGAGTGGCTGTTCCTGTATGTGCGTGATGATCCCCGGTATTCTCCGCCACAACAGAAGTCATGGTATACAAAGAATGTTGAAGAATATCCAGAAATAAAAACTATGTTGGAGAGTGAACAGCGATTTGAAATTATTGGAACATTGCGAAGAATGCCTCAGAATTTCCTTTTTAAGGGATTGCCTGATGATATTAAAGATGATTACAAATTGATGGATTTTTAGACAAAAAATGACGGGAGTATGGGAATTCGTTGACACGATTACGCACGCAAAGGAATTTTGTAACACGATTACGCGCGCGAAAATATTCGGAGATTTCGGAGCCCCTAAAAGAGTAAAATGCGTTAGAACGAAGCCCGAGCGAACCCCGAAAAATAAGACTATAATTATTATCGAACAAAACGAAAAGGAGATTTTTATGGATGGATGTAACGAAAATGTAATTGAATTTATGACCAATGATACCAGAGCAACTTTATCATTCTCACAGGGGCGGTATAAATCTACAATCCGCAGACTGGCAGAGAAGCACCCAGAAGATTGCCAGATCATTGCGGATAATGAGGATGGAAGTATTTGTGCTCATGTTCCGGTATCCTGGCTTCGGATTTCTCCGCCAAGGCAGTATACAGAGGAACAGCGGCAGCAGATGGGAGAAAGACTGAGGCAGAATAGGTCTGAAAATACAGCAACACAAGGATAAAACAGGGCGAAAAGCGATTGCAAAGCGTTTAAGGTAAAGTTGCAAGGGAAACGGTATAAAAAGGCTAAATGAGCCGATAAAACAGTAGAAGCGGTGATGCTGGCAGTTAATAAAAATCCTGCTGCCGAACCTACGGTTCAATAAAAGACCTATTATGAGAAATACGGTCATTTACGGTCATGCGTTATTACTGATTTTTACGGTATTGGTCTGATTGAAGCCGTGAGGAAGCAGTGAAAAATGGAAGTAAAACGGCGAGAACAGGGAGTGCTTGAACTGTCGATTAACAGTCGATATATTTGATCGAACAGGCGAGGAGCAGGCGAGAAATTAATAAATTGATGGAACAAGATGGTATTTTTGGATATAGCTAAAGAAAGGCGTACAGTATGAATGAACTTGTTTATTTAAAGAATGACGAAGCAGTATGTGACAGCTTGCAGGTAGCTGAGAAGTTTGGAAAAGAACATAAAAATGTTTTGCAGAGTATTGATAATCTCATTGCTGAAAATTCAGCTGTGAAAATAATGTTTAAGATTTCTTCTTACAAATCTGGTAACGGGCAATCATATAGAAAATTTTATATGAATCGTGATGGCTTTTCTCTTTTAGCAATGGGGTTTACTGGGAGAGAAGCCCTCGAATGAAAATTACAGTATATCCGGGCATTTAATCAGATGGAGAACTTTATCCGTGAGAAATCTACTCAAATGTGGGTTGAAACCCGAAAAACAGGAAAGCTTACTCGAAAAGCAGAAACCGATACAATCCAGAAACTTGTTGAGTATGCAAAGGGACAGGGCAGCAGTCATGCAGAAATGCTTTATATGACTTATACCAGACTGGCAAATAAAATGGCAGGAATCAATAAAAGGGACGAAGCTACGGTGATGCAGCTTAATAACCTGTCTTTAATGGAAAATATCATTTTGCATGAAATTGATATGGGAATCATGAAAGGGAAACACTATAAGGAAATATATAAAGACTGCAAGGAACGCCTTGAGACGGTGAAAGACTTGGCGTATTTAGAAGCAGTATAGAAAGGAGAGGCAAAATATGAGTGCAGTTGACGACTACATCAAAGAAAACGCAGAAATACATAAATTCGCCGCAGAAGTGGCGAGAATCATCTCAGGAATACCGCAGATGCCGGAGTTCTCATCAGAGGGCATATCCGTAGCTGATGCGAGCAAGCTAATTGGTATTCCAGCAGCATCTATTAGAGCCGGTATCGTATACGGATGGCTTCCGATTGGAGTAGCTATCCAGAACAACAAGCCAGCAAAAAGCCTTTCAGGTAGCCGGATTACGTACATTGTATCACCGCGAAAAGTTTATGAGGTAACAGGACATGTTTGGAGGGGGAAAGAAGCATTAAGAAAGAAAAACAAAGCTGAAGAACATATTGAAGAATGAATAAGGCAGCAGTTTATAGTAAATTGACAAATTCCTGAAGCTGGCATATAATATACTTATCAAGACAGCCAGTAAGGGAGGTTGGGCTCCCCGTCCTGGCAAATATGTTTAGCTAAGATGTAGCCGCCTATTCTTTACCAGAGAGCAGGGCGGCTATTTCTTATGTGTGTATGTAAGGATAGATACAATTAAGCTGGCTGTTGTCAGGATTATCATAAATATCTCGTAATCGCTCATAAGCATCCCCTCCTGTCAAGGCTCAGGATCAGGGAACCACAGCCGCTCTACTGGCTGCCTGGATAAATATACTATATTCAGTTTTAGCTTATTGAAATCCCATGTTTTATTGCTTGATCTTTAAGTTTGAGAAAATTTTCTGTTTGAGCATTTTTCATTCTGCTATAAGCACTAAAAGATTTGGGGGCTAGTTCAGGCAATTCATAAAAAATATGATAGTATTCTTTACGCATCAGATTTTTCTTATGAAATGCCTCCTGCTGTTTTATGTACTCAGGATTATCTTTTATATGATTGATCAATTGCTGATAGTTTGCATCATGATCAAGTACAGAATATATATATTTCTCAGCCTTGTCAGCTTCGTCAAACATTCCCATTTCTACGTGCCATTGTACTATCCGGTAAAAGTGGCTTTCGTCCCAAGATAAAAAAGGATGAGCAAACATTAATTCAGTACATTTCCATAAACAGGCTGAACATCTTATTTTATCTTTGCGATTATAAAAGCTTCCGGCTTTCATCCTTAAAACATAATCTAAATTTCCAGTAACGCCATATCCCTCCATTATATTTTGATGTGGCGGGAATTTTGGTACAGGAATGCGCTTTAAATCGTCCAGATTCTCCAGATCATATTTTACCCCATCTGAAACCAGATATCTGGCATCGTACCAGCTTTCTTTATCAGTGGGATATACTTTGTACATCTCTCCATTTTTGAAATAGATGGTTTGAGCATCAGGAACATCATCGGATGATGAATTGAAAACACTTTTAATTTTATTGAAAAGGCTCATGGAATCCTCCTATGCAAATAGAACAGTAAAATATCAGGTATTGTTTTATTTTTTTACGATGGAAAGACGATAGGTAACGTGATGATCTTCAGATGGTGGATTCTGAAAGACTTCCTCATCAACCTCCAGATCTGTCCAGTCGTCTGTATGAATTACACCGTCAATCAATTCTACCCGGATAAAATCAGGCAGATTCATAATATCATCATAGGTATATAAGCGTTTTGCCATGAGAGCACATCCTTTCGTGAATAATAATGATTATGCATTGTCGCGGTCCATTCGCTGATCTTCCGCCTTTTTGATGTAGCCGTTTACGGATTCCCCGGCAGCAGTGGAGAGTAAATTTTGGCTTTTTAAAAGCTCTTCGATAATTTTCATATAATCACAATAAAAATAGTATTTTTGATTACTATGTTGAATGCTAATTGAGAGAAGCGTAAAAACAAAGATTCCGATCATTATAGAAAAAAATGCACCTACAGCATAAAAACACATTGCAGAAGTAAGGTTCTGGTCGAAAGCATTTAAAATTGATTTGTAGGTTTCTCCATATTGTTGCATGTATTCTAAGTCATATATGCTGTTTATAGCATTATTATAGGTGTTAATGGAACCTACAATTGAAAAAATAAAGGTCATTGTAACACTGAGGAAAATTGCAACAAATGGAAAAATGCAGTTGCTCCAAATATCTTTTGATGTTTTTACGGAATTCAATTCTCGGTTTAAATAGTAATAAAAGTTATCAAGAGTGTTTTTAGTACAGTTACAAGAGCGATATTTTGTAAGAATATGGTTGCGCCAATCATGGTAGGTTTGACAGCTGGCGTTAGTACCAATTTGCTGATAAATTTTAAATTCTTCTTTGAAATTGAAATCATAATCATGTTGTTGCGTCATTGGTAAACTCCTTAATAATGTTCCGCGAAGGTTTATGATTAATCTTCATCTGGGATATATTCCATTAGGTCTCCTGGTTGACAATTAAGTTCTTTACAGATTCGAGCTATAGTCTTGCTGTCCAGTCCGCCAGTACCATTTTTTAATGCGGTAAGAGTTCCTTGACCAATTAACTTTTCTTTGCGAATGCGGTAGGTGGTCCAACCATTTTCTTTTAATAGTGAAAACAATTTTTTGTAACTAATTGGCATATAATGCTCCCTTCTGGTGGCGTGTATTGGGAATAGTCTACTTTTCCACCATAGCTAGTATAACATTGTATGTACACAAAAACAAGTGCATAAAATAAATAAAAATATACACTTAAATTTGTGCACAAAATCAATTGAATATACACTTAATTTTGTGTATGATATAATCAGTTCAAGGGAACAGACAACAGCTGGGAGAGCCGAAAGCCCCCAATACTTCAAGCCATATACCTGTGAGAATCGCAATAGGGCATATCAATAGTCAGGAAGATGCTTGAAGGGCTGAGGGACCTTGAAAAGCAAAGGAGGACAGCAATATGAAGTACAATCTCAGCAAGATCATGTTGAAAGCATGGAAAGTTTACCGCAAGACAAAGAATATCAGCTTTGCAGAAGCACTTCACAGAGCATGGTTATCTGCAAAGGCAGAGGAAATCAATGCAAAGAGAATCGAGACAGCGAAACATGTAGCAGGAATCACAGAGGAAACCAATACCTTTGCTAAGTGGAAAGAACTTGGTTACAAGGTAAAGCATGGAGCATCAGCATTATTCGGATGTTCTCTGATCTGGGGAAGCAGAGGAGACGGGGCAACATATAAAGCCAGTTTCTTCGGAAAGTCTCAGGTAGAAGCAATTTAATAAAAAGCCCTTACCAGAGCGGCAACTCTGATAAAGGCAAAGTAACCCGACATTCAGCAAAATTGAGGGGCTGTGCGTATTATAACATACTCATTCCCCTCAGACAACAAAAGAAAGGAACGAAAGTATGATATCAGTAATGGACGTTCTTGTAATTTTTTTGAGTGGATTTATATCTGCTAAAGTATGTGATTATGTACACGAATTAGAACGAGAGGAGAATGAAGCATGAGTAAAGAAAAAACATTAAGAACATTAGAAGAAACAGAAGTGATGCAGGCCACAGGTATTCCGACACAGGAGGCAGACGGCGAAGGGGTGGTCATAGCAACAGAGATTATTGCGGATCTTAAGAAAGAACGTGACGATTTGCAGGAAAATCTTGATATATGTGCAGGACTGGCAGATAGATATATGTATCGCCAGAGAATTATTGAGTGTACGCTGAAATTAAAAAATGAAAGATTATTGAGGTGTGCTTATGCATACATGAAAAAATTAAGCGAGGGGGAAGAATGATGAAGAAATGCACATTAACTCAGGTTCCTTGCAGAAAAGCAATTATGGAAGTTGTCGAAGCTAACAAAAACAGAAGATCGTTACAGCACACCTACGAACTGGCAAAACTCTTTCAAGTGGCTTGTTCTGGTAATGAAGCACTTATGAAGCTACCAGAAGTAGACCAGGAACGTTTCTGGCTGATTACAGATGTTTTAATGATGAATGATCTGGAAGACCTCAAGAGGGTACATAACCTTGCAAATTATTTGATGGTAAAGCGAATAAAGGACAATGCAAAAGTGGCGGAGGCATAACATGGACTACAAAAAGCAGATAATTGAGATGCTGGAGAAGATAGATAACATTTATTGGCTAAGGTCAATCTATGTATTCATGAAAACGCTGATAGGATAGTGGTACGGAGGTATAGCATGGATTATAAAAAAGAAATTGGAAATCTCTTGAATGAAATCCAGAGCGAGAAATTTCTGAAATTTTTGTATAACGTAATTGTCTCATTTAAGAAGCAGTGGGGGTACTAATATGGATTACAAGAAAGAAACTATTGAGATATTACAGAAGGTAAATGATGATAGCTTGCTTGAGTTCTTCTATAGATTCATTGCCAGAGTAATAAAAAATAGAGGATATTAATATGGACTATAAAAAGAAACTCATAGAGCTGTTAGAGAAAGCAGATCATGACCAAACATATACAATTTTCAGATTTGTTTGTAGCTTTCTGGGAATTAAATAAGACAACCAAGGGCGGCGGACTGCTGCCCTATTGCCAATAGAAAGACAGGTGATATAATGGCAAGAATACCATCAGGAATGCGAAAAAAAGAAAATGGTTTATTCGAAAAGCGTTTTACCGCGGAGGGCAAGAGATACAGTGCCTATGGTCGTAGCACAAAGGAATGTGCAGAGAATGAGCTCAGGATCCGTGAGGAAATTAAGGCAGGTCTGTATAATTCCAACAAAAATATAACACTGGACGCATATTTTGATGAATGGGAGAAGTCCCGGAGAGGAACGATCAAGGACAGCAGCATTAAAATAAACCGGTCGAAGTACAATAACCATATCAAACCAGTACTGGGAAAAATTAAGGTTCAGAAAATAGAAAAGCGTGCAGTGGTGAAATTGCAGCAGGATTTATCAAAGAAGCTGAGTGCATCCATGACTAATGGTGTTATAGTACTGCTGAAAACGGTGTTGAACGCGGCTGTTGATGATGAAATCCTTATGAAGAACCCTGCTGCCAGTGTGAAACCATTAAGGAAGGATGACCGGCCAAAAGCGAGTGAGACTATTCACAGAGCATTAACCAGAGAAGAGCAGCAGGCGTTTATGCAAGAAGCCAAGACGGAATGGTTATATGAGTTTTTCTGTTTTTCCTTGTGTACGGGAATGAGACTTAATGAGATCACGGCTTTAAAGTGGCAGGATATAGATTATATCAACAATGTGATCCGGGTAAACAAGACCGTGAGCTGGAAAGAGGGCGGCGGTATTGAGGAGACTTTGCCAAAATCAGATACCAGTAATCGCGATATTCCTATGAATGACACAATAAAAAAAATCTTGCAGATGCAGAAAACCAAAATGTCCATGGTTTACGGGGAAATCCATGCGAGAAAGATGGATAGTAATATCTTTATCGGGAGTAATGGAGCTAAGGCAATAGCATCATCCACGGTATCATCTGCTATAGATAACGTTTTAAAGCGGCTCCGGCAGCAGGGTATAGAGATTGAGAGGTTTACGCACCATGCTTTCAGAGATACCTTCGCAACACGGTACATAGAAGAGGGCGGAAACATGCAGACGCTACAGAAAATCTTAGGACATAGCAGCCTGGCCATGACTGCGGACTTATATGCTCACGTTCTTCCGAACACAAAACAGCAGGAAATGCAGCAAATAGAGAATGGATTTATCGGGGTGGCAGTTTTATGACTGCTGCTCCTTTTTTAGAATAAAATGAGCGGATTGGGGTAATAATTGGGGTAAAACCAAAATCTGCATTCCAAGAATCCCGTAAAATCAACATTCTTTGCTATTTTTTAATAAATTTTATAAATTTATTAGAAATTGTACAAATTTCCCTCACATTTATCCTGTATGATATAAACATCTTAAGAGAACAGAAGCTCTTAAGAAAAACTCTTTCCTTTCCCTAAAATA